TGATCTGGCACTCGACCAGAACGCTGGCAAACTCGTGCCGGAGCTGGTGCGCGGTGAAGTCGGCTTCCAGCACGGCCTTGTAGAGTGCCTCGCCGGTGACGCTGGTCTTGCCGGTTTTATAGCGCTTGCCGCTGTCGTGGGCGTGGCCGATGCCGATGCAGTATTGCAGCCAGGCGTTTTGGTATCGGCTCTTCGTCATGGGCTTTTTGCCGCCAAAGATGAAATCATCATCGGCCAGATCGTCCAGTCGGCTGCCGAGCGCATCCTGCAGGGGCTTGAGGATCGGCACGGTGCGGTAGGCGCTGTCGGTTTTCGGCTTCTCAAGCTCGGGGTAGTTGTTGTGCCAGACCACGGCCTTGCACACGCGGATCGCGCCGTCAGCGAGGTCCTTCTTCTGCAGCGCCATCACCTCGCCCAGACGCAGGCCGGCGTACATCATGATGGCCGGGCAGAGGCCGAAGCCCTCGGGGTGGGCCTTAACATCGGTGATCGCCTGCTCTGTGGGGGCGCGGCGCTTGGTCTGGGGCAGGCCCTGCGGCAGCTTGAGCAGCGTGCAGGGGTTCGCGTCGCCGTGCATCTCGGCGCACCAATACTGCCAGATCAGGGAGAGCACCGACTTCTGCCCGGCAATGCTTTTGTAGGCATAGCCCTGCGCGGCCATGTGCATCAGCTCGCGGTTGATGTCGGTGCTGGTGATCTCGCGCATGCCCTGCCCCTCAAACCAGCCCTTGGCGAGCTCCACCTTGTGGCGGTAGCCCCGGCGGGAGCCATACTTGATGCACGGCTCCTTGGCGCGCCAGAACGCCTCTGCAACCTCGCCGAAGGGGTCTCCCCTGTCCCGGCGGGTGCTGGCCTCTATGAGGGCCGCGTCGAGCTTGGCCTGCACCTCCTTTGCGGTGCGGCCATAGAAGTGGCGGGTCTTGCCATCAATGACGCGGCAACGCTCGATCAGGCCGTCCGCGCGTTTTTTTGTTTTTGCCATGTAAAAACCTCCTTACGATACACTTTGACAAGCGTGTCCGGAGGTGGTACAATACGAGTTGGAAGGGTTTCGTATTGTGTCCACCTTGGACACGCCGAGCCACTAAAATGTCTCACGGTTGCAGCCGTGGGGCATTTTTTGCTTTTTTGGTAATTCCTACAAAAGTGTTCGTACCGCTTGCATAATGGATCCGAACTGTGTATAATATAGGTAAAGGAAGACTCGTGAAGGAAAAAGGCTGGGTTCCCGAATGGGAGTAGGCTTAATGCTTAGAATCCTTTGCCCCTGGGGTCTCCTCTTTTTTTGACCTTTCTTTTAAGACCTGGAGAATGTTCTCCGGGTCTTTTTCTATTTCCATAACAATCAAATCAATAGTTGCCATAGAGTAACTATACATAGGATGCGAAGGAACATTATAGCTGTAACACAATTTTGGATTACTCTTTATTCCATAATGCTGCACAAAAAGTCGAAAATGGTAGCTGTTGATTGTAACCGCAACGCCATCACTTGCCAAGCGTTTGTTTATTCTGGTAATACAGCGTTTTTCATTGAATGGGTAGACATTATTCGGGTCCTGTATTTCCTTGATGATAACACCACTCGTCTCTGCATTCTTGTCAATATGTATGGTCGAGGTTGCCTTGTCTTTGTCTTTTGTGATGTAGTGATAGTGTTCAATGCGAATGGCAAATGCTGCGTTATTTTCTTCTGCCGATAGGCTTTGTATGTCTGCGCTTGCCTGTAAAAGGCGGTTTGCCAATTCCGGCGGATATTTTGCACGGATCTCTTCCACGTCCAGCGGACGCATACTTACCGTCAATGTGAGAAAATTCTGCGGAACATACTTGTTTGCTTCAATGCCAAAAAAGTCATGCAGTTTTTCTGTATAGTTAAATACACAGGACTGAAACAGCGGCACATAGACCATCTCGTATTCTTCTGTGATGAAATGTGTGCTGGTATTCCGCAATTCGATAATCTTTTCAAGGTTCAGCCGCAGGGGCGCTTTTCTGTTCGTAAAGACCTTTTCGATACAATTCTCAAGGGATAATGTTCGGTTCGGATTATCCTTGTAATAGATTGACCTTTCTCCCTGCGTGTTCATCATATGTGCCTTAAGCAATAGCTCCCAAGCATTACAAATGAACATAGAGAATCCTTCGATGCGGTAATGAATCGTTGGCTTGTTATACACTTCAATCGCCATCAAAAAGGACTCGATTGATTTATCAATAAGACGGTTCACTGTGTTTTCCAATGCTTTCTCCTTACTGTTCCATAGTCTAAATTCTGTTCCTTTGAGTTTCGTTCAGTAGAGAAGGGTTATTTTTACAGTCTCCTGCACAGGCCGACGGCCTTGCCCTCGATGGTGATGGTGTTCATATCCTCGCCGATGCGCAGGATAGTCGGAAATGTGGGGTTTTCCGACCTCGGTTTGCAGCTGTCACTCCAGTTTTTCAAATACCATAGTTGCCTGAATACGGTCACCGCCCATCAGGCCCTTGCTGCCGCTGCTGGTAGTAGAAATCGTGTGCAGGCGATACCCCTTTGCAGCCTGCTCATTGATGACTTTTTCCAATTCCGTCAGATTGCCGGAGCCGGTTCCGATAAATTTTTCTTTCAGAACGACTTGCAGCACAACGTAGTGGTAGTTATTGCCGGATGCCCTGGAAAATGTGGATTCCTCCTGAAGTGTGTCAAAAATGCCCATAATAAAAACCTCCTATTTTATACCGTTGCTGCGGTTTGTTACAGTTTGCGGCACAGGCCGACGGCCTTGCCTAAAACCAATGGGTGTAGCCTGTGACAAGCCCTTCGATTTGGATGTTATCTAGCTTAGGCCCACTGTACATCTTTGGCCGGTAGGCACTGTTGGCAGGGACTAATGTGATGGTGCTGCCGTCATAATATACGCGCTTGAGGGTGGCCTCTTCCCCTGCTGGTCGGTATTGTGTCCACTCTGGACACGCTGATCTATACGCTCACGGTGTTGGCGCACTGTGAGTGTTTTTTGTTATACTTAATAACAACGTTTACAAGGCGTATAACCCCAAGACTCGGCCTGCTCAAGTGTCACCTCGGTTGGATTTTCCATGCCGCTGCAGCTCGGGAGGCGGTGGTATTTTGTGCCGCTGTTGGCGATGTAGACCATGGTGGGCTTGGCCTCGGCGGGCTCCGGCGTGGCTGTAGGTTCTGGCGTCGGGGTCGCGGTGGGTTGCGGTGTGGCGGTCGGCGCGGCTGTGGGCTGTGGCGTCTCGGCGGCGATTGTCGCGGTGGGCATCGGCGGCTGTTGGGTGCTCTCTTTATTATTGCCGCCAACAATCCCGAGGATGATAAGCACGGCCCACATTACTGCTATAATGCCGGCGCGGGCTTTCTTGCTGAGCTTGAACATGTCCGTGGTCCACAGCCAGTAAGTCAGAAGAATCGGCAGGAGTGCGATACCCAGCAGCAACCAGAGGCAGCCGTTTTTGTCATTGTCCCCGCGGCCGGAGCTGCTGCCGCCGGATGACTTAGCGGTGTCCCTTGCCTTGCCGCCCTTGCCCGATGATGTAGAAGTGCTGTATGAAATCCCAGTGCCGGGGATACCCACAGATGCCGTCCTACGCCCGTTGGAGCTGACGGTATAGTGTGCGCCCTTGCCGCCGAACGAGACGCTTGTGCTGTTCTTGTTCAAGTTCAGCCGCACGCCCGGGGCGATTTTTACACTTTTGCGGAATCTGAGGCCCATGTGAAACACATCCTTTACAGTTTGCGGCAGAGGCCAACGGCTTTGCCTTCGATGGTGATGGTGTTCATATCCTCGCCGATGCGCAGGATAGTCGGAAATGTGGGGTTTTCGGCGCGAAGCTCGATGTGATCGTCAAACAGGAAAACGCGCTTGAGGGTGGCCTCGCCATCGATCAGGACGGCAGCGACCTCGCCGTTCTCGACCATCGGCTGGCTGTGAATGGCTACGACATCGCCGTCTTTGATTTTTGGCTCCATGCTGTCGCCCTGGCACAGCAGCGTGAAGTCGGCGTGCCAATCGCTGGGGACTTCATCGTAGGCCTCGACATTCTCCTCCGCGAGGATGGGTGTGCCGCAGGCAATCTGCCCCACACGCGGGATGCGGTCCCGCTTCGGCAGCGGCTGGAACCCGGCGGGGATGGGTGCGACGCGTTCGACCTTCCCGACCAGATAATCGATACTTGTATCATAAAACTTGGCTAATTTGATTAGGACCTCCGAACTCGGTTCTCGAGTACCTTTTTCGTAATTGACATACGTTGTGTACGGCATACTCAGCGCCTGGGCGGCCTCTTTCATATTTATGCCTTTTTCGGCACGCAACGCTTGCAGTCTATTCATGACGTTGCCTCCTTCCCTTATAACTATGATACACATTTTGAGTAAATAGTCAATTGAAAATACCCGAAATGGGCAATATGCACAAATAGTGAATACCCATTTCGGGCACTTTTTTACTTTATAATTACTCAAAATGAGTATATTATAATATACAGATACCCAATACGGGTATTACACAAGAAAAGTCTTATAGGGGGTGAATTTGATGCCTTATCCAAATATCAATGCTGAACGTAGCAGAAAAGGCATGACGATAGCAGACCTCGCGAATGCGCTGGGGGTAACAAGGAAAACGATTTATAATTGGATGGCGCATGGAAGCATCCCGCAGAGTGCGCTTGAAAAAATGGCGACGCTATTCGATTGCTCGATAGATTATCTACTCAAACAATAGTATTGTGTCCACCATGGACACGCTCACAAGGAGGAGGTGAGCACCGTATCAATTGACAGCTGGACGCTCATCTTGGGTGTTGCTTCAATTATCCTTGGCATCATTACGGCAATTATCCAGCGGTAACCGGGAAGTAACCATACTCATTCAAATCTGCTCCGGGATTATTGGCAACTATATTGAACGATTTTTTCGCGTTCTTAGTCTGGATAACAATTTCGAACTCGCAGGATTTCTTCAATTCTTTTTTGAGGGTTTCCGGGAGATAGGCTATGAAATAAGCTCCTTGTACACCATGCCCATGGATTGAAAATGGCATCTCTTGAGAAAGGATTTCTTTCTTATTAGTAACAGTTTTGCCATGCGTACTTGTAAACTCCCACACCTGCTGCGCAGGAAAAGCAAACTCATAGGTCTGGTTCTCGTAAACCAAGAACATCCGTGAAATGCACAACGATGCCGAAGTCTGATTTTGAATATTCATTCTAATGATGAATTGCGTATGTCCCATGTGCCCTAAGGTACAATTGTGACTTATATATTCAACTGTAAACGCACATCGCCTATCCCACATTGCTCGGAAAAAATTGTAAAGCGATATTACAAAACCAATGATTGCAATAGCAAATGTAATATTGCTGCGATCATGAAACCAAGTAAGTATATCCATCTTCTATACCCATCCTTTCTGCCCCTATTCTATCACGGCAGAATG